TAGTCAAGATAGTGTCAAATCTATTTCAAAAAAATGTAATCAATTAAAAGATTTGCAAAAGCAAATTGAAGATCAAGAAGACAAACTTAAAACTCTAAAAAATCAATCAAGAGATTTAGAGGAAAGAGTAATTCCAGAGATGATGCAGGAAGCTGGTGTATCTTTGCTGAAGTTAGCTGATGGTTCGAGTGTAGAAGTCAAACCATTCTATGCAGCAAAAATTCCTGAGTCACGTGTTGACGAAGCCTTTGGTTATTTGAGGAGTAATGGGTTCGAAGATTTAATTAAGAATACTGTTACTGCTTCATTTGGTAGAGGACAAGACAACCAAGTCTCTGAATTAATAAGTGTGTGTGAGAAGTTTGGTTTCAACTATAACAAAAAAGAAAAAGTTGAACCAATGACTTTGAAGGCATTTGTTAAAGAGCAAGTTGAGGGTGGTAAGAAATTACCATTTGATTTGTTCGGAGTATACATCGCAAATAAAACGAAAATAACAAACAAATAATAGGTAATAATATGAAGCTAAAAGACGGACAATCGAACGAAGTAGCGGTTAAAAAAGAAGCAGGAGCAGTTGCAGCGATTAACATTGAGCAATTTGGCGATGCGGGATTTGAGAATGTAGACTCTAAGAGTTTAGCATTACCATTTCTTAAAGTTCTTGGTCAGCTTTCACCACAAGTAACACAAGGTGATAGTCAGTTCATGGCAGAAGCTAGAGCAGGAATGATCTACAACACAGTGACAGACGAACTTTATGATGGCCAAAAAGGAATTCATGTGATTCCTTGCTATTATAAATTGGAGTACATCGAATGGAGAGACAGAGACAAAGGTGCTGTTGCTCCAGTAAATGTTTATCCAGCTGATTCGGATATCATGAGTAAAACCACAAGAGGTGATGACGGTAAAGATCGACTCGAGAATGGTAACTACATAGAAGAGACAGCTTCTCACTATGTAATGGTTGTTGAAGAGGAAAAATCATCAACAGCTTTAATAACTATGAAGTCTACTCAAAGAAAAAAATCTAAAAAGTGGAATTCAATGATGATGTCCTTAAGGCAAAAGAGAAAAGATGGTAAAGGTTTTTTTAAACCTGCACCATTTACTCAAATGTATTCTCTTAAAACTGTACTTGAAAAGAACAATTTAGGTTCTTGGTTCGGTTGGGAGATTGAGCATATAGGACAAGTGGAGAGCGAAGAAACAATCAAAGGTGCCTATGACTTTTATGAGTCATGTAAAAAAGGTGCAGTTCGAGTTAACCACGGAAAAGAAGAACAAGTAGCTAAAACTCCATTCTAATATGGACCTACTTGACAACACCCTGGAGGAGTTTATAGAACTCTTCCAGGGCTCTACTACATATTTTGGTGTATCCAAACCTACGGGTAAGAAAAACTCTAAAGGTAAGGCAGAATTCAAACATTGGGTTGAACCTTCTCCAATGACAAAAGATCATTGGGTGCAACATTTAAAAGGAGAAGCTTACTATGGATCTGTCCCTATCAGAGATGATAATACATGCAGTTGGGGGGTCATCGATGTTGATCGTTATAATATACAGCATCAGGAAATTATATCGATTATACGGAAAAGAAAATACCCACTCGTACCATTCAGATCAAAATCCAACGGACTCCATTTAATTTTATTTATCGAAGGTGTAGTTCCTGCATCTGCGATGCGTAAAAAATTAATTGAGTTGGCTTCCGACCTTGGTATTAATGATACCACTACAGATATTTTTCCTGCACAAGATGAAGTAGATCTTACACCAGAGAAATGGGATGAAAAAAGAAAAGGTAACTTTGTAAACTTACCATACCAAAAAGCACATATGACAACTAGAGTTGCAATGGATGATCAGTGCAATTCAATAAACATAAAAGATTTATATAAATTTATATCGAAGTTTAAACTTAAACCTGCAGAGTTTAAAAAGTTAAAAATATTTCAAGATGATGAAACAAAAGACTATCCACCTTGTGTAGTTAATTTTATGAAAAATAAAGTTAAGAAAGGTGAAGGTCGTAATGATGCTATGTTTAATGTAGCTGTACTTGCAAAAAAAATTAATCCCGATCCTGTCATGTACGAAGATTGGACAAGAGATATGATGGGTAAAGTTTGTGAAGAGAGATTACATCCAAAAGAATTAGAAAACATTTTCAAAGGTGTTGAAAACAAAGAGTATGCCTACAAATGTAAAACATCAATTGCTAGAATGCATTGTGTATCTGGTGAGTGTGTAAAAAGAAAATTAGGTATTGGTGCTAATGAAGCATTACCTGAAGTTGGCAAACTTATAAAAGTAAACTCGTATCCCGAACCATATTGGATTTTACCTATTCAAGGTAAATCTATAAGACTATCTACAAAACAATTATACCAACAGCAGTTGTTGGGAGAACAACTTTTAAATTACGATATTGTGTGGCGACCACTTAAACCAACCAAAAGAGATCCAGATCCTTATCGAGATTGGTTAGATGAGTTGATTAATAACAAACAAGACATGGAAGGCTTTGATGCAACAGAAGAAGGTAGTGACGTATTTAATTCTAGAATGTCCAGGTTTCTTGAAGACGTTGAAGATACTACAGAATTTGATCAAATAGATTCTGGTAATATATGGCGTGATGAAAATGAGATGAGATTTAAATTAGAAACGTTTAGATCTTTTATGAAAAAGATGGGTTATAATTGGAATGAAAAAGAATGCACAAGATTTTTAGAACAAGGTGGTGCAAAACCAAAAGCAAAGTTCAAAGGTATACAAAGCCGACACTGGATTGTACCTTTGCCAAAACAACAGGAACACAAAAACAAAGATGTCAAATTCACTAAACCGAAGGCTGCGTGGGAAGACAATTAAAATATTTGGTCCTCCAGGCACAGGTAAAACAGAAAACTTATTGAAACGTGTACAACGTTATCTTAGGCAAGGTTACTCTCCTGATGAAATCTGTTACGTATCATTTACCAACAAAGCTGTTAATGAATGTGTTGCAAGAGTTAGAAAAAGATTTAAAGAATATGATGAAGATGATTTCAAATATTTTCGAACATTACATTCTTTGGCCCGACAACAGTTTGCTGAGATTCCCGTTCTAGATCCAAAAGCTGATATGTTAATGTTTCATACTCAATACGGAACTGTAAAAGTTAATTACAAAGATGGTCATGATGATCAAAAGGTTTATAACAATTGGTCCTTACAAATATATGACAGGGCAAGAAACATGAAAGTAGATCCTGTGGGGCTTTACAAACAACAATCTAGAAAAGCTGTAAGGTTGCAGCAGTTTAAATCTATTATCAATGGTTACGAAGAATTTAAAACAATGGAACTAGAGAACGGACAACGGACACCTGACAGGTTAGACTTTACTGATATGGTACAAAGATACATTACTGATGGATTGGTAATACCATTCAAGGTTTTGATGGTCGATGAAGCTCAGGATCTGACACCTTTACAGTGGGACATGATTGTAAAAATAGCTGAGTCTGTTGATAGAGTTTATATTGCAGGTGATGATGACCAGGCGATATACGAATGGAATGGTGCTGATGTAAATTTGTTTCAAACTTTTCCTGGTAAATCTCTTGTTTTAAAAAAGAGTGTACGATTAAATAAAAACATACATTTTTTTTCTAGCTGTATTCTACATTCAATGGGCAGTAATAGAATAGAGAAAGAGTTTTATTCTAATGGTAAAGATGGATCTATACAAAGATGGAATGGATTGAAGAAAGTGCCTTGGGATTTAGATGGTAGTTGGATGGTATTAGCTAGAATAAATGATGTAAAGAGAGAGCTGCAGCAGGAGGCAAAGAACCTTGGCCTGTACTATCAAGATCAAAAGAATAATAAATCATTTGATCCGAATCAATTTATGGCAATTCAATTGTGGGAAAAAATTTGCGAAGGTGGCGCGATTGCAAGAGAAGAAGCCTGTATCATGTATGAATATTTGTTAAACATAGACCACGGATACCGGTCACAGGACAGTAAAAAATGGTCTTTTGCACATCCAAATCAAGTGTTTACTTTTGATGAATTACACTTAAGGTGTGGTATGCGAGACGAAAAAGGTTCATGGAATCAGGTGTTTAAAAGAAAATTTAAAGACAAAGATAAACAATACTTCAACAAATTAATGAAGGAAGGTGTGGATCTTACGCAGCCACCAAAAATAATTATTGATACAATACACCAGGTCAAAGGTGGTGAAGCTGACAATGTGGTGTTAGCCAGTAAATGTAATTACCCATCGCATTACGATAAAAAAAATCTAGCAGAAAAGGTAAAAGAGTTAAGAGTTTGGTATACAGGAGTAACCAGATGTAAACAAAATTTACATCTGCTGGGTACAAACCATCAATACAACTTTCCGTTAGGAAAGTATTTTAAACTATACGAGGCAAACTATGTTTAGAAGGATAATCCTTAGTGCGCTTGAGGATAGATACAACGCACAAATATCAGAAGCTGACGCTACACTTAAAATTTATTTAGAAAAGCCTGTAGCAATAGGTGAACACCCACAGCATGTAGATGAAGCTGACAAATTAGTTGAAAAAATTGCTAATGCTGAGGAGAAGTTAAGAATATTACAGGAGTTTAAATTATGACAAATAAAGATATGTTTGATGATGCTTTTCCACAGGATAAGCAAATTGGAGGATCTCACTATAAATTTTTTACCATTCAACCATACGAATTTATTGCAAAAAATGATCTAACATTTTTTCAAGGCAACGTTATAAAATACGTTTGCAGGTACAAACATAAAAATGGAATAGAAGATCTAGAAAAAATAAAACACTATTGTGATTTAGAAATAAAGAAACTAAAAGATGCTAAAAAGAAATGACTCATCAGCTAAATTTTATTTACAACGACTCCGATTGGGTATGTCCGAGTGACTATCCTGACCTTAGACACGCAAAAGAAA